GGCAGTCCCTAGAAAAATAGCCTGATTTGTAGCTTGTGTGGAAGAAAGATTTATTGATCCTGTCGAATCAACGTCAACCCCACCTGTTCCCGCGTCGATATCAAGTAAATCCGCAGCATTTATAACTATATCCCCTGCACCAATGGCAGAAGCGTTAAGGCTTATAGCCGTTCCAGATTTGGAGGATCGTAAGTCAATTAACCCCCCGGCATCCACGTCAACACCGGATAGGCCAGCATTAACGTCTATAAATCCCGCGTTAATCTCAACTAAAGTAGGAGCGGAAGCATTGCCTATCCTAACGTTTTTAGACGCCGCGCCTGTGCCAAGATTAATATCTTGAGTAGCCCCTGACGTGCCAAGATTAACCCTAGTGGCTCGTGTCGCTCCTATATTGATGTCACCAATGATACCCGTCGTAACATCCCCAATTTCAAGAGTGATGTCCCCAGAATTTCCAGAAGTGGAGCCTCCTGGTTTTGTTGTTATATCAATGCTTCCGCTGCTCCCCGTAGGACCAGCCGCGCCGCTCACCAAACTGGCCGCACCGCCTGTCCCCGACCCTGACCCAGCACCTCCTGTAAAAGAAGCAGCTCCTCCAATATTGTTAGCGTCTGCCGCTCCCCCGGCGAGGACCATAGCACCCCCGTTAGAGGTAGAACCCGCACCACCTGTAACCGTCGTGGCATTCGCCCCCGCGCCTGCTTCGAGTGTTAATTCCGCCGCTCCTAACAGCTTTCGACCTGTATCAATAACAGGATCATTTGCGCCCGTTGTAGCTCCTGCGGTCAACACAGTGTCCCAGTTACCAGCACCGCCTCCGGGCAATGTACCTATCGTGATTTTCTTTTTAGCGTTTCCCGCTGCAAAATCTTCGATAAGAAGAATGTCATTGGCTACAGGAGAGAGTTTGACAGCGATGGCATTAATTTCTCCCGCCGTATTATCATGTATAGCTGTTGCGTCTGCGCCATCATTAACTGTTGGAGAAGGGTAACTGCCTCCTAATTCTCCAGAAGCCGCACCTGTAGGGGGTCCACCTCCAGGGGCTACCCACGTCCCGTCAGCCCGTAGGAAGTTAGCAGTGCCACCACCACTAGCAGGCGCAACGCCTTTGAGAGCTGACGTAAAAGGGTCCAGCAAAGTAGTCGCTTGAGTACCTGTAAGATCTTCAGGGTCTCCAGTCAGGGCTGTTACCCGGCCTTTGAGTCTTCCCGTTGGTACGTCTGCCGCTTTAGCATTAGTGACTATATTGTTAGCAATTACAGGGTTCGGATAAGTACTCCCTGTAAGGTCGCCTCCTGCTGCTCCCGAAGGAGCGCCTCCGGGTGGGACACCTATAACCCAACCACCTGCGCCGTCGTTCTTGATGACATTATCAAGCGCACCTGCTTCGAGTGCTGTGATAGCAGCTACTTCAGGATTTGGGTAATTCGACGCCAGATCGCCGCCCGCTGCTCCTGTCGGTGGGCCACCCCCCGGTAATCCGGTTCCAAAAAGGGAGCCGGAATCTCCGGTAAGCAATGATAATCCACGAGGGAAATACAAAGTCGTCCCGCGCCTCGCAGCAAACTGTTGCAAGTCAAAGTTTTTAACCCCTGATTTCTCGATACGACTGCCCGTATCTATCGTTGCTGTAGTGGCTGTTTCGAGAAGTCTGATTACCTTAAAAAAAGTAACCTGTCCATCTGCGATAATAAGGCTCTGGGGGGGTATGGTGATGAAATAATCGGTAGAAAAGCTTAAGACCTTGATATCCGCAGTCCAGGTTAAGGTGCTGGTTCCTGCGTTCCAGGTAAACGTTCCTCCTTCACTAAACACGAGATTATTATTAGCCCCGTGCGACCAGTGGGCGCTATCTTTAGCCAGTTCACCAGCTTCAAAAACCGAGAAAAATGGCTGTTCCCCTTCACTGGGATATGGGAATTGTAATCGCGGTGTAAGTTTGCTCATAATCAACTCTCAATCACTGTCACAGCCGGAAGTGCGCCCAAACTAATCACTTCGTAATCACTAACAGGAAGATTTCCAAATTCATCAACACGCGCTGTCGTCACGTCTAAACTTTGATTCGTCACTTTAGATATTTTAAGATTTACATAGCTTACCGCGTCTACAGCTTCAATAAGAGCATATAAATCTCCTATTTGAAGAGAAACACCAAAATCTCTCTTGAGCAAAAAAGTTTGAATAATCTGATCAACCTCGGTAATAATCGAAGCCCTCAATACTTGCGTATCCCGCGCCGTTACTACCTTAATCTGAGCTTGCATATCTACCGAGAATAGGTTCACCGTTCCATCTACAGCCCATGTTTTGACTGTCGATTCAGCGAGGGTGTCGAGATAAGTTTCTAAAGCTCGTGCGAGTCCCACGGAAGTGGCTACATACCTACCTATAGAATCTTCGGCCATTATCTGCGCCATGACAATATTAGCCCTACACTCGCTTGACACAACCTTATTCCAATACCTTTCCAGGTCGTCTATCTCGGCTGTTGAAAAGCCCCCTGAATTCCTCAATATAGTCAGATGGGTTTGTAAACGGGCGTCTGCTTCCGCGCTTCTAGGCGTTGTTGCCCGTCCTCGCGCAACTGCCCCGAAAGTAGAATCTACAAACGAATTAATAAGGCCATCAAGGTCTAGGATCGTGACCGCTCTTTGACCTGTTTGGAAGATCAAAGGAGCATTCCTTTTGATCGATTCCAATGTCTCGCGAAAACTTCCGGCAGTCGAGGAATCGGTATGGGTAACGGTTGTTGTTAAAGTCGTGGTTCCGGCGACAATAGGGGATACAAAGCCGGTAATCGTACTAGAGGCGACGGCACCGTCTGGTCCTCTGGTGGTGAAATAAGTTATACGTACTTCAACATCAACTTCAGGTATCGCGCCGAAGATACTATCCCCAAACCTTACGAATGGTGGGTTTCTACCCAACTCAACCTCGAAGATATTATCACTTCTAGGTTCTAGGAGAGTTACTTCTTCCCACAAGACCGAATCGACCCTAGCCTCGACAGTACCATTCGCTATTGAATCCGTCTCCGGCACTGCTTCAAGAGAAAATTTTTGGTTAGCAAGACCATCGCTCGTGAAAACTTCTTCAGATGAACTACCCTGTCGGGCAAGAACATTTTTTATGGGATTAGTCAATGCTGGCACACCCGATCCGTCTTGGCCCGCATTAAAAGTAAGATCCTCTGCTGTTTCCCAAGGCAACCCCGAAACCTCAACAAGCTTTGTCCCTCGTGGAATCGTAAATTGAATAGGCGCAGGCGTCAGGGCTGTTGGTGTTCCTAACAAGACCGAAAGTTCAACTACTGGCGGCACCGCTCCGAATGGCTTATACCCAACCTGTCTTGCGATAGCTACGGCATTTGCCCGAATTCTGGCACCATCATTAATATCAAGAGTCGTCTCTCCTGCTTGACGATCCCCATACCAAGATAAGGTAGACATTGCGAAGGCCATAGCTTCGATAATCATTATGCCAAGATCCGAAGCAACGAGATTGGATGTTGTCTCGGCGTCCGTTAGGGCCGTCATGGTGTCAATAATCTCTTGGCGTATGGTATTAAAATCCTTGCCGAAGAAATTCGAGCGCACTAGCGCGACAGCGGTTGTACTACGATCAATTGACATTAGGTAAATTCTCCAATGTTACGGTAGTACGACGAACACGATCACTTGCTCTCCATGTTATATGAAGAAGGATTTGCCGCTTCTTACTATCTAAGATAAGGTCTATATCTAACACATTCACCCTTGGCTCCCAATCTCTAATAGACCGTCTTACCTCGAATGACGCCCGCCGCGCGGTTGCTCCGCTGATATTCGAGAACAAAATAACCTTAAGCCAACACCCAAATGTTGGGCGCATTACCCTCTCACCTGGAGTAGTAAGAAGGATCGTACGCAACGAGTCAGCAAGTACATCGTCTTCAAACGCTGGCGCAGGATAACCAGTGGTATCAAACTTAAATGGTGACGCTATCGCCTTAAGCTTTGTTTCCATTAACTCGCTTTCGTGTCGAATGTAAGAACCGTTTTCTCGTCTATATCAGGTGCCGAAACTGGTAATGGAAGTAATTTAGCAGTAGGGGGAGCGCCCGGTCCCGCATGAGTATGAGTATTAAAGAAGAGAAGGAATCGTTCATCCAAAAGTCGATACTTCGTGGCTAGTAATGACCCTAAAGTAAGACCACCTAAGAATGCCGCTGCCACGCCTACAAAAACAGTTCCTGCTCCAAGAATGGACATCGCCCCGGAAACACCAATAGTTAAAGCTCCTTGAATAGCCCAGGTTGCTTTACCCGTTATATTCTTGGTCTGCGTTCCGCGAAATGTGGATACCTCGTCTCCATCAAAATCCGTTATCATACTGCCTTGTCCTGTCATTTTTACAGGATTGACGCCAGCCGACGCCGCAACAAGTGTCCCGGTTACATTAACTGCCGGAGAAACGATATTAGTCGTGGGCGCAGCTATATTAACCGCCCCTGTAGCTGTCACAGTTACAGTTCCGGTGGTATCTGAAATAACAATACTTTGAGTAAGAGTCTTTAACGTTATTGTAGAAGTCAATTCATCTATTGTTGCTGTCATGCCTTTTTCAGTTTTAAGGCTTATCTGATCTAACTTATCACTAATTAATATCTCGTGACCTTTCTTTGAAGTCACCTTTATCTTCGGGTCTGAAGCGTCCTCAGACATAACGAGTGTATGATTCTTTGTTGCCTCTTCGCCTTCGTTTTTGGGCGTGATGGTAGACACCTCAAAACGCGGGTCACGATCCTTATCATCTTCAAATAACATCAAAACTTTATCGGTTTTAATTCCCCGTGTCGTGGGAGTACCGCCAGACTTAAATTCCTTTGGTACGTAAGACGTATTCGGCTTTTTATCGTCGTCCTGATTCCGGCCTGGGTTACACCAAAAGCCGCCTGAATAATGGGGGTGGTCTAGGTCACCATGGTCAAACCAAACCCAAACCATATCCCCAACATGAGGAGGGGTATAGAAACCGTGATCCTTACCGGCGTATGGTGAAGAGGGATAGGCCCAAATAGAATAAGGTTGAGTATCGCCTATCAATTCAAAAAGAATTTGAATACGACCTTCCTCCGAAGGATCGGTGGCGCTCGTAACTTCGCCCATATATTTCGAGTAAAATCTACGAGAAACTGTATTTTCAATCCCATGCATAATTAGATTGTGCATAAAATCAATAAAAGGGTCACTTGACATTAGAACCCTCCAAATTTTCAGTTTTTAATGAAGGAGGAGAAATACATTTACGTACCTCAACTACATTTGTACCCGTAGCCCCCTGTAATCCTATAATCTGTTCCTGAGATAACACACTTCGTAGAATTGTTGCCTTCGTATCGTATCCACCGCCCCCTATAGTATGGGTAACAGTTAGAACTCTATAAAGTCCATCTAAAGACTTTCCTAAGCCTTTTACGCATACTAATTGTTGAGGTGTTAAACCTACAACACCGGGCATCGTTACTTCCGCGTTTATGCTTACCCGATCAGACCCATCAACAGATAACTGCCGCGCTTGTTCGGCTTTTCTGTCGTCGTTATCCGGCCCTGTTAAGTCTGCACCCCCACCATCAGCAGCCGCGCCAGCCCCCTGTTTACCTTTAGTTTTAGACTTGTTAGTATCTTTTGATTGATCATATGTTTTTGTTATTACCTTACCTTTATTTTTTGAAGGCGCTCTATATCTCACTTCCTTTGATATCACAGGGTTAAATAAATTGCCTTGCAATTGAGTTGAAAAAGTCATAATTGGAACATCATATTGCCCTAACTCTGTATCGCTAGTGTTCCTGTAAATAAGTAGATTATAAGACACGCCTAGAACTGACAAGGCTTTAGTCCTATCATAAATATTAATAACCTTACCGTTACCAGGGGTTGATAAGCAATTGTTCTCTCTAAGTAACTCCTGAAAAAATTGCCAGTCTGATTTAGCTTGTTTCTTTACCTTCGGTTCTTTCTTTGTCTCCCGTAGTAAATGTACTATTTTGCTCTTTTTATCGCCTTCTTTTGCATTTTTAGAAGTAAAATCACTTGTTATTCCCAAGTCATAATTCAATTTATACCCGTGATTAGCTGCTATCTGATCAAGAATAGCCTGATCTGAGGTGTACTGAGTCCTATCCCAGCTTTTTGTCCTCTGTCCACGCATACTACTGTAAGTCATTGCATCCTTTCCAGATAAAGAAATAGCTATTTCTTGCTCCGAAAAAGTCATGTTAGGCCGCGCACAAAGAAAAACATAATCACCACTACTAATAACAGAACCATCGTTATTTATGTAACCCCACTCAGCTACCACAACAGTTTCACCCTGAAAAATACGGTTGTCAAGAATCTTTAACCCCTCTTCAAAAGTTGGTGTTAAATTTAATTCAATCTTCGCAATACCACCTTTCATAGTCACAGTCATATCAGACTTAATTGCTTGTAAATTAGTAAGCGTAAAAATTTCTTGTCGTTGCTCCCTAGTTAAATTTTGGCCGTTTACTGTAGTAGATCCTGATGCTTCTGCTACACTGCCAATAGTGCCAACGCCTTCCGACAATACCCTATTAGCCTCGCCTGTACTCTGACTCAATTTTTTGAAAAGCACTTTATCAGCTTTTAAGCTCACTCTACTCTCAAAGAATTTAAGTACCCAGAAAGGCGCGAATAAGTCACCAACTTTAACTTTCATCGAATAACCCCTGTTGCCTTCAAACTCTCTATAGAAGGTATAAACAGTGTCATACCTGGCACCAGATCGTTAGGTATGAGGCGTAGATTATTACGCTCCAAGATAACCCAACCTAGCTGCTCATTACCAAGCTCCCTAAAAGCAATCAAATCCATCCTATCCGGTTGTTTAACAATATATTTTATGTCGTCTACATGCGGATCAATGGGAAACTTCGGGCGAGTCTGGTCAAACCACACAACCTCATTAAACTGAACAAGATCAGCATTTTGTAGTGGGCTATCTGGAACAATTGATACTCCCATTATGGACCCCCACGCAAGACTATGTTTGTTCTAAACCTAGTATCCGCATTATGTTTCCTTATTATCTGTGCAGTAGCTCCTTTATCAGTGACAATCTTAATTGTTATTTCGTCGGGGCGACTTTTTCTAACACCACCAGCTTGGTCCCAGTTATACGGCATGGTGGGCAATGCCTTTTTAGAAACTTCTTTAGGAAGAGCAGAAGTAGGGGGGGTATAGGGAGTGGGGGTATAGGGAGTGGGAAGCGGAGTATTGTTTTTGAGCGCATCAAAACTGGCCTTGTCGATCATAAAATTAGGTGTAGGTGTGTTACTTTTTTCTCTACTTTGATAATCAGATGTTTTGGTCGCTTCTTTATTTTTTTTCCAAGGATCACCTTGCCAGTTAACAAATCCTGTATTTTTGTAGTTATCCAATCCTGTGCTGAGTCCTTGTTGTATTCGATACATATCTTCGTTCATCTTGTTGCGATCTGCTTCGCGATTAATTTTATCTTGTTCACGTTGCGACTTTATACCCATCAGCCTATTATAAGTAGCTTGTAGTACTTTAGGT